CTCTGGTTGTTCCCGCTGGTGAGAACCAAGGGAAATTATTGATGTCAGTTCTGGCACAAACACCAGCAATGTCACCGTTTAGAGGAACATATCTAAAGGTATCAGCAAACTTATCGTACATATACTTATATCCACTGTCAAATACCGAATACGAAGATGATGTAATTGGTGCGTAGAAACTGATTACGTTATTCGTGATATCAGCGGCAGAGTTTACAGTTACACTTCCTACGGTTGAATCGTTTAGAAATGCTAGTCTGTATGGTGAAATGAATGCTACCGCATCCTTTCTCTCTTCAGCAACTGAGATTAGTTTATTAGCAAGAGATTGAGCACTTTCTTTGGCATAGTTGGCAGATCCCATAAGGAAGAAATCTACCTCATACTCTTCACTATTGGCGAAGAGATCATATCCAGTTGAAAGATTACCAATCGTAGAAGTCAGTGATCCACTAGCAGTGATATCAGTGCCACCATTGTAGTTCTTACCACCAGCAAGAGTCAGCGTATTTGCTCCAGTAGCACCGAAGATGATAGAATCTGTTTCTTGATCCCATCCAGTATCTGTAGCAAGAGTGAACCCAGAACTAAATCCAGTGGTAACAATACCAGCAGGTTGTGATCCACCAAAAATGTATTGTGAGTTTGAAGCAAGATACTTTCTCCAGTTGGATGGTGATCCAACAGAGAACTCGGCATCTTTTGCTTTGGAAAGATTCAGGTGCTTCTCAAGGATTGTTCCAGCATTTCCACTGACTGCACCTTTATCATCAATTACAACGACGTGAATTTCATCAAATCTTGAATTTCTTGCTGCTGCGAAAGATGAAGTAGATGGTCTATCAGCAATGTTGTTCCAAGTAATTGTTGTATTATTGGAAAGTGAAATGGTCTGTTGATCAAACCAATCTTGCTGTGCTGTATAAGAAGTTGATCCAGCAGCAACAGATTGACCAGCGGTGTGAATAGCAACCGATCCAGAAGAAGCGAAAGCATAAACACCTGATGGTTGGTAATCTACTGCGGTCTCTGTTCCAGCAGCAGATACGTGAGAGAGAACCTTTACATAAGCATTGGTTCCACTGATTTGAGTGATAACACCCTTTAGGTATCCATCAAGAGTGCTAGTGGTTCCCGATCCTGGAAGAATTGAGGAAATTGCCTGAGTTACACCGTATCCAACAGCAATGTTGGGTAGGCTAGCACTGGTTGAAACACCAACAAGAATCTGGTCTGCTTTTGCGTCAATCAGAGCAACCTTAACTCCATTTGACCAAGAACCTGGATTTCTTGCTGCGACTGTTACGTCAGTGATTGTATTCTCATCGTAACCAAGATTGTTGTAATCATCTAAACTCTTGATTTTGATGCTTGACGCTGCTCCAGCAAAACCATTTTTTAAATCCGAATCATCAGATCTTACAACTCTTAAAGATCCACCATAAGCAAGATAAGATGAAGCAACCATCCAGTGCTCATAGTGCTTATCTGTTGAGTATGGCTCTCCAAAATTTTGAAGTAAGTCAGACTCATTCTCTACTAAAACAGGAACATCTACAGGACCTTTTGCGAAAGGTGCTACAATCGCTCCAACTGCATCAGAAGTTGGATCAATCCTACCAACTGTTAAATCAACCTCTCTTACTACAATACCAGGAGATGCTAAATTTAGTGGCATTTTAATTCCCCTACGAGTCCAAAATTATTCTAGAAATATTTATTAAAAAGGTTATTTTAAATGGGGAAACAGTGCGTGAACACTCACCAATCGGGATATTGCCACTCCATATTCAAGTTAATATCTTTTTTAGACTTACGATTACTTAAAATTCTAGATTTAGTACACTCTTTACATTCATATGAGTATGCCGATGAAAAGACTTTTCTACCTTTACGTGTCAGATAAAAGTCATCCATTAAATTTTTTACTTTACCACAAACTCTACATTTTCTATCAAAAAATAATATGTGTTCTAGATCTATCTGATCATCTATGTCCATCAAAGATAATCCCACATATAGGATTTATCGCCATATTCATCTAAATGCCATCTGTCACCATCAACGTCAACAAAACTTTCAGCATCCTCTAAACCAGTTTGTATAAAACCGAATGGAGACATATCCTGCTCAATTTGATTTTTTTGCTCTTCATAGATTCTCTTACGGACATCGTTATCCGTCATTTCTTTAAAGTAATCTTGAGCAACTAACCAAGAGAAAATAACCAGACACATTGCTAGGTCATCATTACAACCTTCTTCTGCTTCAAATGAATTGTGTCTCTGTGCGAATGTTGTAAGTTCGGATATAATGTCATAATCAACTGTAAGTAACTTGTCGTCTTCCAATAATGTCTTTAAGTTAGAGCACCCAAGTTTTTTAACGGCGGCAGTCATTCTGACTCCCAGTTGAGATTTTTTGCCGCTGAATCCTGAACCAACAATTTGACCAGCACGACCTCGCATAGCGCACATTAAAACATTGTCATACTCAAGATCAAAATGTAAAATATTTGCTACCTGATCTCCAATATCATTTACCTCAATCAATAACCAGGCGCCATTGTATGCTTTTGCTACTTCGTGTATTACACTTGGAAACAACATTGGTTTAATTTCATTGTTTCTATACTTCGCTACGACTTTGTACGGAAACTCTGTAATGTCAAAAACAATAAACGCCGAGTAATCATTTCCTAGACCACGAGCAACGTCTACAGTAATCAAATAATTATTTTCTTCTTTCGGTTCACTATAAACATCTAGTCCGGCATTTCTTTTGATCGGATCTTCATATACGAGGTTTCTTAACTTGGAAGGATTGATCAGTGTATTGACCGATCCTAAAAATTCGCACTCAAACTCAACCTTAAACTGCTGTTCCGAAGTGTTAGCAATTGTTTGTTCTTTCCAAACCTGATCTCTGCCAGGTACTTCTGACCAATGAACATCCGTAGGTACATATTCGTTTTTGCCACGTTCGGAGTCGTGCCACATACGGTAGAAGTGATTCATACCACGTGGCGTAGATACGATGATTACCTTCGTGCTCTGTCCAGAAGAAATAGTAGGATAAACAGAGGCAAAGAAGTCATCAGCAATGTGATTCGGGATGAAAGCGAACTCGTCAAGAAAGATGACATTATAGGATCCGCCTCGGACAGCAGATGAAGAAGTAGAGTTAGATGAAATCTTGGAGCCATTTTCTAATTCTAAACTACCTTTGTTCCAGGATATAATACCCTGTTGCATCCACTTTGGTAGATTCTCATAAGCAAGTTGTAATCTTCCAAGTAAGTCTCTAGCAGTGGATGCTTTGTTTGCCAGAATAGCTATATTAACATTATCGTTGAATACGGCATAATGTAACAGATATGAAACACAAGTTGTAGATTTACCCGTCTGACGGGGCATCTTACAAATATTAAATCTGTTCTCGTGGAAATTTCTTACAAGTTTCTCTTGAAATGGATACATCTCAAAAGGAACAAGACCGTGATCCAGAGAAACAATTTTAATATAATTCTTTGCGAAATAAACGGGATCTTCTTTACACTTTAAGAACTCAATAATTTGTTCTTCTGTAAATTCAATTGCAGTATTTGCTTTTTTTAGATTAGGATTACCAAGATAAACTTCACTCATAATTTAGTAAATCTCCCTCCATTGAAGAGCAGCTGCGACGTTAGCAGTAGCATTACCTGTAGTAGTAATCGTTCTTACGACAATAACATAAATTTCGGAACTTGTTGAATCTATGTTTTGAACAATAATATTTTTCTTTGCAGCACTTAATGTTCCAGAAGCGACTGGCGAAAGTGAGTTTTGAGAAGCACCAGAAGGAACATACCCTGATGCAAACTCGTCGCCATCACTATAAGTTGTAGCATTCACACAAACTTCAACTCCACTATTGGCAGAGGCAGAAGTCCAAGTTAAAGTTCCAGCATTACTCAAATAAGAAGAACTTGGAAGTTTAATAACTCTATAAATGACACTGTTTGTTTCACAATGTATTGAAAGATTATTTAACCTTACTGATATTCTATTTGGATAATTTTGAAAACTATTTTTGAGACGAATCGCAACTAATGGAATTTCTGTTCCTGCTGGTGTTGGTGTTGTTCTTGATGTGGTCATTGTGTAGGCAAAATCAATACCACTTTCAATATATCCACCTTCTGACATCACAGAAGAACAAATCTGATCAAATGATGCTCCAATACCTACGCCAGTATTTCTAATTTCACAACGAACTGGTAGGTTTGGATTGGCGATATAAACAGTGCTCAAATAATTAGAGTGATTAAATTCGTGAGCGGTAATAAGTTGCCCATTGTGAGCAAAACCACAGCGGACTCTACCGACACCTAACCACTGGAAATCTATAAATGCAAGTTGAGTTTTTGTAATATCTAAATTAAATCCAGAAGTTCCCGTTCCATCACATTTGTCTTTATTCCATTGTGATTGTGGAATTCTAGTTTCTGTTGCTATACCACTGGTAAAGGTTCGGATTACCCAATTATTTGTTCCAATGCCAGGATTTATTCCATTAGACGTACTAAGTCCAACCTGTTCAAAATAAATTCCATCTCTATCATCAAAATATCCAGTTCTTTTAGTTGCATTCTGTTGGGGGGCATAAAAATTAAAAGAACTAAAAATTAATTGCCCTTTTCCTGGTTGATAGTGGTGATAAAACTTAGTTTGGTGAACACTAAATGCAGTAGATCCAATACCAGTTTGTAATCTTGCACAGGCTTGATTTTGGAAAAAAGTTACTGTTGATCCTGTGCCAGAAACACTATCTAAAAAATTTGGATCAATAGCATAAACGTGCTTATAGTCTCCAAGGGTAAATAATTCAGAAACTCTTGCTCTACCAAAGGCATCAACAGCATTTGTATCTGGATTAATCGTTACAACAGTTTCTGATGAAATACCAACTGTTCCAGTAACTGGAAATGGATTATCAAGAGTAACCACCTCGCCATTTTTATTGGCGATCATCATAACTTCAAAAAGGGTTCTTTCCTGATTTAGAAAGTCCTGTTCATTTTTATTAAATTGTGCCATAAATCACTCACTCCACGATAATCTTTCTGGTTGATATCTTTGTGCGTTTTTAATTCTTGAAGTATTTACCTGACCAGGATAAATGTTATGAACAATCGCTCCAG